CAGGTAACAATGGTATGGTATGGAACGATGGCGTTGCAGTCCAGATGTGGAAGGAAGGTGGTAGGTTAGTAATTAACGAGATAGACCATGCTGGTCAAGATGTTAGTTCAATACTACACGCTCTACTAGATGATGTAGAGTTTGCAGAGATGACACTTCCTAATGAGGAGAAAGAAATTGTCAGACCTGCAAAGGGATTCCAAGTCATAGCAACTATGAACGGAGAGCCAGAGGACTTGAGCGAAGCATTGAGGGACAGATTCCCTATCAAGATTAATATTGATACGATACACCCTCAAGCTATTGAGAGTCTTACACCAAAGATTGCTAGTGTAATGCAAGATATTGAAGGTACTGATAGTTCTATTCGTAGTTTTATGGAACTAGACAGACTCATTAACAAGCAAGGAGTTGATGTTACTACGGCTTGTTTTGCAGTATTTGGAGCTAGTGAATCCTTTGCTGAAACTATGGTAGAAGCGTTGACTGTCGTTGATAGTGATAAAGCATTTACCGAAAACGAGAACTAATGCTATTCAAAGCTAGAAAAACAAGTAAGCAGTTACCAAAAACCTTACCTAACCTAGCATTGCAAGGCAACAAGATACAAAGATATACTTATGAAAAAGACAGAAGTGTATCTGATACTAGGCATGGTATACCAATACCAAGTTCCTCGTATGATACTCAGTATGATGTTAATAGGGCAATGTTATTACAAACCCTGCGTAAGAAATACTTTAGTCGTGCTATGTACAGAGGAGAGATTGATTGGGATATTATGTCTGTTGCTCAAACTCTTTGTGTCTTGCCTATCGCAAGAGCAGTCTTAGTAAAAACATCTAAGGAATTGAGTAAATACTCAAGTAACTTACAAGATGAACACAAAGGACAAAACTACAATGTTTCTAATTATCTACCAAAGATGAGTTATAGAAACTTTACTTACTATGTAGACCAACTAGTTGACTTACTATATACGGAACTAGATAAGAAAAAATCTAGTGATGAAATTAGTAGGACACTTACAAGTTTTGCAATCAAAACATTTGGCTACACTCGTAATGGTATAGGTCAATTATATGGTGATGATTGGAGCGATACGATAGAGAGTGCAGTTCGTAGAAATGCACCATTGCAAATAGTTAGGAGCGATACTGAACTTAAATGGGAAGTATCTGCTGTGCATAGAGTTGTTAACGCAACTCTAGACAATCTTAATAGTGCTATTCGTTATGTTAATAAGCGAAAGAGACCTGCTAGATGGAAGTATGACAATGATGAGGAGCGTTGGAAAATTAGGATTTTGAAGTTCCAACCTACCAAACATGCTAGAAAAGTATACAATCTGTTGTCTGATAGACATGAGTGGTATCACAATCATTGGCAAAATATACTAACAGCGATACCTTCTGTTGTTAATGGAGATGTAGGCGATATGTCTAAACTTGATGAAGCTAAAAGTCAAGAACAAAAAGACAGAGATACTACATTACAAGAGTTGGCAATGCCTAAGTATATTGATGATTCACTTGCTAAAAAGATTGTTACAAAAGCAGAGAGAAACTTTAAACATGCTGTTGACTACCTAAGTAATATGGGTGGTGTGCATGGTAAAGCTAAACTGCATGTATTCAAAGGCAACAAAGCTATTCGCAAAGCGTTACAAAAACTAACAGTAACTCAAGGCGAGTATGGTGTTAAGCCAAGAAATGTACATAGAATCATTACTGATAGAAAAGTATTCAAACAAAGAAAACATATTGCAGGTGGTAGCATAATGATTGACTGCTCTGGAAGTATGGGCTTTTCTACTGATGATGTACGAGAAATTGTAGAAATATTACCAGCTACAAATATGGCTGGTTATGTAGGGTATGGTAATAAAATCAACGGATATGACGGAGATATTAGAATCATAGCTAGAGATGGTCGTATGGATACAACAGCGATAGACAAACTAATGGACTATGGTTGTAATTCTGTTGACCTAGAAGCTCTCAAATGGTTGGCTAAGTTACCTAAGCCAAGAATTTGGGTTAGCGACATGCAAGTGGTTGGTGTACAAGATAGCGAATCTGGTAGTAACCAAACACTATCACATGATAAAGTCATGGAGATTTTTAGATTCATGACTCTTAATGAAATTATACCTATCAATGACATAGAACATGTCAAAGAGTATGCTAAACAGTATGCTAGATATGTAGGTTAAAGCTACTTAAGTCTAGCAATAGACTAAGTATCTAGCAATAGATACCATAAGTAGCTTATAAATGCCCCCCAAGTGTGTGGTTGTTCGCACATTGGGGGGCATTTTTTTTTGTTTTTTTTTCTATGCATATGCATATACATGCTTATAAAATAATTCTTTTTAATACTTGTATATAGGGCGAACAATGATATGATTACCACATGAGCGATAAGAAAAACATAGAGGAGCTACTAGAAATGGCTTACTCTAAAAAACAGGGAGGTGTTACTGCATGGTATTTACAAGTACCAGATGAAGTAAAACCATTTGTTGAGGGCATAGAAGTCCTTGTCAAAGAAGGTAAAAAACCAAACTCTACTGCTGTAAGTAGAATCTTAACAGAGGAATACAAGTTCAAAGTATCTAGAGCTGGTGTTAACAGGTGGCTATCATACTTAAAGGAAAAACATGAACAAGAACGAGGAAGCTAAGTTAGTTAAACTCTTAGCAGAGGTTGAGAGTGATAAAATTACAGACCTTAAAAATACAAACAAAAGATTGTTAAGGCAAATTGAAAAACTCAAAGACAAAAAAGCTGACTTAGTAGAAGCAGTATACAAAGGAGCTAAAGATGGTATGTCAACTGTTACATTACCAAAAGTAAAAGCCCCTACTAAATCAAAAACAAAAGGGCAAGAAATCTGTGTCCCTTTACTAAGCGATATTCAACTCGCAAAAAATACCGAAACATACAACTCTAAGATAGCATCAAAGAGAGTCATTAAATATGCAGAGAAAATCGTGAATCTCTCTCAGTTGCAGGGTGCAAACCACACTATTAAGAAATGTGTAGTTCTAGCACTTGGCGATATTGTGGAGGGTGAATTGATTTTTCCTGGACAAGCACATGAAATTGACAGTTCACTTTACAAACAAGTAACTGTTGATGGACCTGCTATGTTGTATGAGTTCTTTAGCATATTACTTTCTCACTTTGAGGAGGTTGAATGTTATTGGGTAATAGGTAATCATGGTGCGTTAGGTGGTAGGAGTCGTAGAGATTACAACCCTGAAACTAACGCAGACAGAATGCTAGGTAAGATTATGGAAACTATGTTCAAGAACGAGCCAAGAATGAAGTGGCATATTCCTGAAAAGAAATGGTATACCATTGCTAATTTAGGAGTCAAAGCAAAGTTCTTTTGTTTTCATGGCGACAACATTAGAGGTAGTATGGGACTACCTTTCTATGGATACAACAAAAAAATCCTAGGTTGGAAGGCATTAGCAAGTGCTGAACTTATGGAGGATTTTACACACGCAGTATGTGGACACTACCACACACCAACATCTCTATATCTGAATGATGTAAGAGTATGGGTAAACGGCTCAACTGAAAGTCATAATGGATATGCACTTGAACAGTTAGCTGCAATGGGTAGACCATCACAATTCTGTTTGTTTGTAAAACCTTCTAAAGGAGTAACAGCAGAGTATCTAGTGAATTTAGAAGAATGAAATTACAGTATCAAGTTATATCTCTAGGCATAGTAATCTATCTTGTAGGTATATTGACAGGCATGGCATTATAAGGAGTGCAAATGGACAAGGATAAACATAAAAAATTAATCAAAGACTTCCCTAAAAGTGTGGTAAAACCTGCACCAAAGGGTAAGTTTGGGGACTATGTACCCCATCACATATACACACAACGACTTGTTGATGTGATACCAGGAGAGTACAACTTCTTTTACGAAGTTATCAGAGGTAAAGATAATTCTATTGTTGGTGCAAAATGCACACTCATTATAGAAGGACTAGGTACAGTAGACGAAGTAGGAGATGTTGATATGAATGCATTGAATAGAAACATTACCGAGAGCGAATTACTTAAACTAGCTGTATCAGATGGTATTAAAAGATGTTGTATGAGATTTGGAATAGGTCTAGAGCTATGGACAGGTGGGATAACAGAGGAGGAACACTATGCCTCTGAAAAAAAAACTCAACCTAACGCGGTGAAACCACCCTCAGTTCCAGTAAAATCAGATGCAGATAAGTCGCAGGATAGCCTTTCTCCTGCCGTTAAGACCAAGGCTTCTTCTGCATCGCAAGATAGTTCTAATCCTATAAAGGTATTACAAGATGCAAACTTTTCTACAAAAGACTTGAATCATCCTAACGGAAAAAAAGCTATTGATGAAGATGGGTTGTGGTGTCCTTGTGGAACAAAAGTAAATTACATTCCAGAATCACAAAAGACATCTGCAAAAGGACCTGACTTTAGATGTTCTGCTATGGGACAGTGTGAGGTAGGTGATGTAGTTGACGGTAAAAGATTTGCTAAATCTTGGTGGATAGTTGACTATAAAAAAGAAACACCAAAGATATGGAGTTACTACGTACAAGCTCTCAATGGTGTAGTGATGCCTACTGCAAAAGGTATGGACGATATTAAAGAAGGTGAAGCTCCTTTCTAATGTTGTATGGAACAGAAAAAGTGTTCTTCAATACATGCATAGATTGTTTTAAAACTTATTTACATGAGTTACAAGCATACAAAGGACTATGCGAAGAATGTGAAAGGGCTTTTGGAGAAAGGATGAATGATGTCGCAAGAGGAAACAATAGCTAAATTACTAACAGAAAACAGAAGAGGTGTCTGTGGTACAACATTCTTACAACATTACATCCCAAGATTTGGTGGTCATATATTTAATTTAAGACACGACAAAAATTGGGATATAGTAAAAGAGCGTTGTGATTTACACGAACACAAGAATACTCAATGGAAATACAGATTAATTAAGAGTGATACAATCAACTACGATGTAGAAGAAAATCAAAATTATTCTTTTAATTTGTATTAACTACTAATTTGTTTTTTAGCGTAAGTTTTGACAACTGCTAACGCAGCACCACCACCAGCTAGTAATGCTAATTGAATTGCATCAGCATCTACACCAGCTAATGGAGCAACTACTAAAGCACCTATGAACGCTTCAACGAAGGTCCATACAGTTCTTTCCAGCATATCTTTGAGGTCTTCACTCATTTTATAACTCCATGCATCATTCCAAGGAGTCCACCATAAGTCCTTCTTGAACTTACCCTCTTGGTTTCTTCTTCTATTATTCTTCTCGAATAAATCTGACATTATGTTATTACCTTTCCACTAAGTTTTGATTTGATAGTAAGTACATTACCATTTATTTCTTGTAATTTTTCATATACAGAATCAGCTAGTACAAGATGGTCTTTAGATTTGTTGTCCACTTCAGGTGTACCTGCTAATAATTTATTAATAGTTGTATATTCTATTGTTACTTTTTTACCTTGAAGTAGTTGACCTGCAACTTTTGCATACATTTTTTTGTAAGCTAATGTACTGCTACCAATAAATCCATCTTTTGATACTTCTAAATCTTGTTGTGTTTCCCCAACAATAAGGCAACCTGATGTATGTTCATCAGTGTTACCTGTGTGAATTAAGATATAAGTAAAGTTTGGTACGTCTTGTACATGGAGCATACCATAGTGTGCATTCTTATATCTTTCTGAATACTTAGCATGAAAGCCACCTGTTTTTCTAAATTCAATATCATATGTACCTTCTGGTATGCAAGTTTCGTGCATAACTTTTACTGCTTGATACTGGTCTTCTAATGTATAGCATTCAAATATGCCGTCAATAAACAACAGACCATTAGTTGCATCTGTGCCGAACTGTGTTCTAACTACTTGTAATTTCATTTTTCTTCTCCACTCCTTCTAACCAAGAGATGTGTACTCTTGAACCATCATCTAGTATAACCCAAACATGGTCTTCTTCTTTGTCTTTATTTACCAACACTACCATATTTACAATCACATATAGAAACATTTGTGTACCCATTTGGGTGCTTAAATGTTCTACACTTTACTTTCGGAAGCCTATTGTTAGTAACCATATACCTAATGTTATTATAGTGGCTAACCCAGTTACTTGCTGGGCAGAACCAGTTAGTGTAAGCGTAGCTATAACTAAACCAACCAAAGTCCAACTTAGGTTAAGAGTTTCTTTTATAGCTTCTACAAACCAATTCCATAATTTCTTTATCATATTTGTCTCCTAAAAACAAATGCAGCCATACTTGCTATTCTAGTCAGAATAACTGGGACTACCACTTCTTGTGCTTTTTCTTTTTGGTCTTGTGTCATATCATCTCCTATACTTCCAATACTTATATCTTCAAAATCTATATCAACAAAAGTTTCTATTGGATTTTCTATAAATGTTTCGAACTGCACTTCAGTAACAACATCAGCAAGTGTATAGTTTTCTACATCTGCATTCTCTACAGCTCTTTCAACATATTCTTCTACAGCTTCAGCAACTACCTCATCTTCTTTAACAGCCTCAGCAATAATCTCTACATCTTCAGCTTGGACTTGTAGTACTTCTGCAACAACTTCTACTTGTTCTTCGGTTAATTCTTCTACATTTTCTATTGCTTCTTCTACAACAGCTTGAACAACTTCTTGTACTTCTTCAGTAGCTTGGTCTAAATTTTGTACACCAATGTCATTGACTTGTTCTATAACTTCTATTGCTTCTTCAGTAGTAACTTCTTCTATAACAATATCTTCAATAACTTCTTCTACTTCTGCTACTTCTTCAGCTACTTCTTCTTCAGTAAGTTCTAAAGGTTCTTTAATATCTTCTTGTTCACTCTTGATTTCGACATCTTCTTCTTGAATTTCTTCCTCTCTGATATCGTCATCTCCTGGTATCTCTTCGTCCAACTCATCTTCTATTTCTTCTTCCTCAAATTCTGTATCCCAGTCATCAAATTCTGTTTCTTCAGGTATATCAACCATCTCAATCTCCAAGTCAATATCCACTTCAAATTCTTCTTCAATGATAAAATCTTCTTCGATAGTTTCAAGTTCTTCAACTTCATCTTCAAGTTCCAACTCAAGTACCACATCATCATCTTCAGGAAGCTCTCCTTTGGTATCGTATTCTTCTTCATCATCTTTTATTATAACTTCTTCTTCAGTTTCTTCTTCTGGTATATCACAATCACCACGCTCTATTTGTGCATCAGTCATGTAACAACCAAACATTTCTTCATTTAATTTACGCTCATTGTCTCTTTCAACTGTTCCATCTTCTACTTCATATTCTTTGTATTCTGCAACAGTACCATCATCCATTACAACTTCTACCTTCGGAGGTTCAGGGGGCGGTGGTGGTATGTAAGGCTCTGGTTCTGGTTCTGGTTCTGGAGGTGGTGGTAATGTAGTAGTAGTCGTTGTTGGTTGTATGTACTTAAATGATATGTCGTCAAGCAATGACCAATCATTTATTGTTATTGTAAAACTTTCTATAAATGTATCTAAAGTATCATAAATATTGTAAACAACATCTTCAAACATATTTTGTATATCTGTATTATCTTGACCTTCAAGTACATTTACTTGTGTAGTTTCATCAGTATGTGTGTATGTAACTGTGCCATCATTATTTAATGCACCAATCCTAAAACCAACTTCGTATATATCTATATCTAATTCTTCTTCATCTACTGTTGTAGTTTCAGGTAATGTAAATGTATAGTCATTACTATCATTACCATGTTGAAAGTAGTGTAGATTCATATGAAAATCTGTCATACCACAACAAGACCAGTTACCATTACTATGCTTGTCATCTATTTGTATATTGTTTTCTACTTCATTACCTTGACTATTAAGTTCATCTTCAGGTAATTCTATATCTGTAGATTGTTCCCATTCAGGAATAGTTGTTGTTGTTGTAGTTGTTGTAGTGTTATCTTCTGGAACAGTTGTAGTCGTAGTTGTTTCTTCTGGTCCATCAAATGTTTCTATTTCTTCTACTTCTCCTGGAATAGTCGTAGTAGTTGTAGTTGTAGTTGTATTATCTTCTTCGTTAGCTAACGCTGAAAGCGGTAACATAACAAGAGATAATACTAACCACCATTGCAGCAGCCGTGTCCGCAGCATTCCATATTACCTCCTACATTAATGCGTTGACCAACACCACCAATGCAGACCCTGCAACTAACCAACCGCTTAGTTCTTGCCTTGAAATTTTTGAGTTTACTTTTTCGTGTAGTAAATCTATTCTTTCATTTGTTTTTTCTTGAGTTTCAATAATTATATTTAGAAGTTCTTTATTGGTATATCCATTTCCATTGTTCATAAAATGAAATCCCAATCTTCTTCATCATAGTTGTCAGGTATTTTTGGAACAGCAAATTTATCTAACCAAACAAAAAATTTTTGGCAGAAGTATCCTAAAATAAAACCAACAATATAATCCATCAAGAGATTATAGCATATACCTCGGTCGTTTCTTTTTTATATTGGTAAATATTGTACGAATATTTCTATGAAAGTTAATACTAGCAGTAGTGAATGACATATAATCTAGTATTTCTTTTGTTGGTTCTATTTCTTTAAGATTTAAAGGTTTATTAAAAAATATTGTGTTACATGGTTTACCTTTTACTAAAGTTATCTTTGCAGGTTTAGTAACATCTTCTTGTATCCATGCAAGGTTTATAGGTCTAAGCCATGCATATGGATAGAAAGAACCTATAACTGCAGAACAATTATCTTTATCTACATTATCTAAAGGATTCATTAAAGTCATTTCTAAATCTTTATCATCAGTTACAAATATCATACTTATTGTTTGTTGTAATACAGCTCTGCCATCATCTGAAGCTCTTACACTTAACATATCTCCCATTAATGTATGCATGTCTAATGATGTATTGTGAACTTTTTCATCAAGCATATAGTTGTAATATGGTCCTTCTTCGTTTATACCAAACTCTACTTCAACACTTAGTATGCTAGGTAATGTAAAAAGTCTATCGTTTAATCCACCAATAGATGGACAGCCATAAACATTTCTATTTATTTTTTGTAATTCTTGTTGTAAAGATGGGTGCATAAAATCATGAGGTATATAAAAGTATCCTGCTTTTGTTTTTCTTTTTCTAGGGTAAACCATTATTTAAATCTTTTCTTTGACCAGCTTGTATCACGATAATGATTCTGCATAGTAGCATTGAATCCATTTTCAGCTAATACATCTAGTTCTCCATCTGCAAGATAGTCTGTTTCCATAGACCAGCTTTCTCTTTTAAAAGGTATGACTTGTGCAAGTGGTGTGCCTTTAGGTATTATTCCTGTAAAATCTTCTTTCAACCACATAGGAAAATGAAAGTTCAATACTTCTTTATCTGTATCTACTATCGCAGGTATCATTCTAAGCGGTGTATCATGCCAACCAAAAGGTTGTGTAATTAAACAACTATAACCTTTAGGAGTTTTTATTATTGTATTCCATATGTAATTTACAACTTGACTGTTATATCCAGTAGGTGGTTCTATTATATTTGTACTTGTATTGTGTATTGTAAATAACAACTCATCACTATTCCATTGCAAATCAAAAACGTTATCTTTGTTATGTTGAACTATCATGTCTTTACGTAGCTCTACAATGTAACCTGATTTCATAGTATCAATAAAAGGTAAACATTTTTTAAACGTCATGTTCTTACCTTCATCTGTCATCATAAGTTTCTTATCAGGCGTACCGTTACTCATATACACAGGAGATAAAGAATACCAACTAGGTTTGTATAAGTAAGCAGGTTTAGGTGGTGGTTGTATTTTAGAATATCTTTTATTTACAGCTACAAATTTAATTTTTTTTGGCATTACGTTTCCTAAAAAGTTTTCTGTACCCATTCTTAAATGTACCGAGATTATTTATAAAACCTCTAGCAGATAACTCTTCGTCCCACTCTTGTAATACTAAATTGTACTCTTCTCTTTTAAAAGGAACTATATAACACAATGGTTCACCTTGTGCAATGAATACATCTTTCACGTCTTTTTTTATCATTATTTGTGGATTAATTAAATGATATTGGTCAGTGTGGATTATTCCGTATGCTACTTCCCAGTTAGGATTAGCATGCCATAACATAGGTATTTGCATAATTGAATAGCCATCAGGTGTAATACATTCCCAAGTATTATCTAATTTAAATATAAAATCAAAATTAGAATCACCATAATTAAGAAATTGGTCACGACTATGTATAACTATTTCTATACCAGGTATACCTGTCTCAAATCTATAATCATGATTCTCTTTGTTATACATAAGTTGTAAGTCACACGGTGCAGGTATTACATATCCAGTGTTAAATACATCTACAAAAGATGGACATAACTTTGCTGTTCTTGTTTCACTATTAGGACCAATATGTTTATATGGGTCTAGTGGATTTTTTTCTATATCTGCAGCAGCAGGTGTATTCTTCCATATGTCAGGTATAAAATTTTTAGCAGGTTGTACTGTTGCTTCTGAATGAAGCAATCCTCTTACAGGTGTTTGGAACTTTATATCTATCATTTGTTAAATCTTCTATAACCATTTTTAAATTTAGATAATGCTCTATGCATACTGCCTTCTATCTGTGGTTTATACTTATCATAGTTATTATCTATAACTAATTTAGATTCTTCTCTTTTAAATGGTACATAGTAACACAGAGGTTCGCCTGCTTTTATAAATACTTCTTCTTCTTTACTTGTATAACAAATTTGTAAGTTTATTTCGTGAACAACATCTGCTTTTAAAACACCATAAGCTACATGCCAATCAGGATTGTAATCATAAAATAGTGGTATTTGTCTTATACTATAACCTTTAGGTACAATTATTCTCCAGGGATAATTTAATTTAAATATTTGTCTAACTATAGGGTTAGGTAAATAATTATTTAACTGTCCTTGTCCATGCATTTCTATATCAAATGCTGAATTAGATGTCTTCCATATCCAATCATCTACTCCATCTCCATGAACGCTTAACCACATATCACATGGTGCAGGCAAAACAAATCCTTCAGTAAATATATCTGAGAAATTAGGACATAGTTTTGCTGTT